GGGATGGTCACAAACTGGATTTGGCCCGTTGTATCCCAACCTTAGTAATGCAGAAGGTAGTCTGTCCGGCAATCTCGCATTCCCAACAGCAACCGGATGTCAATTTAACTCTAAAACTGCATCAACCACCTACATCTACATCGCCATTCGTCGCGGCCCGATGCGGACACCGACGACAGGGACGAGTGTGTTTGCGCCAGTAACCTATTCTGGCAACGGATCAACTAATAATTTAACGACTAATTTCCCAGTTGATAGCCTTTGGATTAAGGCAAGGGCTTATAACCCATATGTATCAGACCCATTTGACCGCTTGCGAGGCGGAACCAAAGCCCTGTCTTTCTTAAATACAGATGCCGAAGCTACTGACATAAACTACATCGGCGGTATTGCATTTGATAGCAATACTGTTGCGCAAGTTTATGGTGGAGCAAGTGGTTCAGATAGCATTAACTATAGCGGAAAAAACTTTGCTTCTTGGGCTTTCCGCCGCGCCCCATCCTTCTTTGATGAGGTTTGTTATACGGGGAATTTTACCGCTAATCGTAATATCAATCACAACCTCGGAGTTGTGCCAGAATTAATAATTATGAAAAGTCGTAGCGCGGCTTACGATTGGAACGTCTACCATACATTCACAGGCTCTGGTCATTCATACGCATTCCTTAATTCGACATCAGCAGGTGGGTCAGCCACCTATGCTGGGTATGGTGAAAATGCACCTACATCTACAACATTTTCGGTTGGCGCAGATAGCGGAACCAACGCGTCTGGAGGAACCTACGTCGCCTACCTCTTCGCCTCATGCCCCGGCGTGAGTAAGGTCGGCAGCTACACAGGCAACGGAAGCAGCCAGACGATTAACTGCGGCTTCTCTGGTGGCGCTAGGTTCGTGTTGATTAAGCGGACGGATAGCACGGGGAATTGGCTAGTCGGAGATACCGCCCGCGGCCTAGTCGCTGGCAATGATCCGTTGCTTTACCTCAACAGCACGGCAGCAGAAATCACGACTTTGGATTGGCTAGATACCGACAGCAGTGGATTTGTGGTAAACCAAGACACAACTGCAAATGCCAACGTAAATGGCGCAACCTACATCTATCTTGCAGTGGCATAGGATAAGACCAATGGCTGAATATCGCATCCGAGAAACAGGCGCAGTCGTCACGGAAAGTGAGTTCCGTGCGATGTATCCGAACACATCTTTCCCCTATGTCATCACCGAAGAACTGGTGAACGATATGGGTGCAGACGTTGTGTTTGAAGGCCCGCAGCCGACAGCGACTAAGTATCAGGTTGTCTACCGCGATGGTGTGGAAGAAGTCGAAGGCAAGTGGTATACTAAGTATTCCGTTGCTGACATGGACGACGAAGCTAAGGCTGCTGTGGATGAGGCTACAAAGGCTTCTAACCGCACGACACGCAACACAAAGCTGTCTGACTGCGATTGGACGCAGCTTGCAGACGTTCCGCTCACAGAGGCTTGCAAGACGGCTTTTGCTACATATCGCCAAGCCCTGCGTGACGTTGACCTTCTTGAGCCTGTATGGCCGGAAGCTCCTGCTGAAGAATGGGTTGCATAAAGATGGATATGTCTTTCGGTATTGATACGCTGCTGACAGTCATCGCTGGCGTTTTCGCCATCATTGGAGTTTGGACGCAATTGAGCAACCGATTGGCTATTCTTGAAACCAAGCTGGAATACGGCGACGAGAAGTTCAGCGCGATTGACAAGAAGTTCGATGAAGTCATGATGCACTTGCGCCGGATTGAAGATAAGTTGGACAACAAGGCAGACCGCTAATGGCGTTCAAACTTGGCCCTCGTTCATTGCTGAACTTGCGCGGCGTGCATCCTGATCTGGTGCGCGTCGTTAAGCGCGCTATTAGCATTTCGAAGATCGACTTCACGGTCATCGAAGGCTTGCGCACAATGGCGCGCCAACGTGAACTCTTCGCCAAGGGTGCGACTAAGACGATGCGTTCTCGCCACATCCACGGCTTCGCGGTTGACATTGCGCCGTATGTAGGCGGCAGCATCCGTTGGGACTGGCCGCTGTTCGATCATATCGAAAATGCTATGAAGGAAGCCGCACGCTTAGAGAACGTGCCGATCACTTGGGGTGGCGACTGGAAATCCTTTAAGGACGGGCCGCATTGGGAGTTGCCGCACTCAAAGTATCCCGATCCGAAATGACTGCACGCGATCTCGAACAAGCCGCTCTTGAGCGCATCCGGGTCTGGTGGCGTCCTGTTACCTGTGTGGGTATTGCGGGAGCCGTAATTGTTAATGCTATTGTGCTGCCGATCCTTAACAGCGAACCGATCTCGTTGACTGATCTTGCAGCCACTATCGCGTCTTGCGCAACTATCTTTGCGGTGAGGGAATGGGGCAAAATAAATGGGGCCGATTAATCCGTTTGTTGGCTATCTGGCGGGAGGCTGTTTACTTATTGGCGTCGCCGCCGGGTGGAAAGTAAAAGACTGGCAATGCGACGCCGCCTACGCTGCCGCGCTTGAGAAAGCCGAGAAGCAGCGCAAGGAAATGCAGGGGAAGATTGATGAGATTTCTGCGTCTTATGAAGCCGAGCGCGATAAAGCCGATATGGTGGTCGCCGGAACGACACGCGAAGTACGTGAAATATACAAAACGTTGCCTGCTGTTCCTGCTGATTGTGCTGTTGATGTTCGTGTTCTCGGGCTGCTCGAAGGCAGTATCCGTGACGCCAATGCCCGCACCACCGGCAAATCTGGCGAGTAACTGCAAGCCTCTATCTCCTCTCCCCCAGCCGCTCGTTGATCCAGAGCGTGTAATCTGGGAGATCGACACTGTAGCCAAATATGGCGACTGCGCGATGAAACACCGCATGACAGTCCAAGCATGGGAAGAGGCTGTAAAAAAGTCTAAGAAGTGATATAAGGACTTCAGCTTTACGCACGGATAAAACTATGGCGCTTATACCACTTGCTATCCCACCCGGTGTTTTCAGGAACGGGACTGAACTTCAGTCCACGGGCCGGTGGTACGACGCCAATCTTGTGCGCTGGACAGAAGGCGCTATGGAACCTGTCGGTGGGTGGGAAGCCCGTCCTATTGCAGCACTCACCGGCAAGGCGCGTTCGCTCCTGACATGGAAGACAAACGGCAATGTTCGCCTTATGGCGATTGGCACATCTTCTAAGTTGTATGCGGTCACACAATCAAATACACTCGTAGACATCACACCAACCGGATTTACGGCAGGTTCAGATGATGCTTCGACGGGCGCTGGTTACGGGATTGGGACTTATGGCGGTGGCTATTATGGTACACCTCGCCCTGACAGCGGTTCTGTAACGCCAGCTACAACTTGGAGCCTTGACACTTGGGGCGAATATCTCGTCGGTTGTTCGACTTCCGACGGCAAGTTGTATGAGTGGCAGCTTGATTATGCTACGCCGACAAAGGCCCAGCAAATCCTGAACTCACCGACAAACTGCATCGGCACTCTTGTTACCGCCGAGCGGTCCATGTTCGCCCTTGGTGCGGATGGTGATGGGCGTAAGGTTGCGTGGTCTGATCTCGAAGACAATACAGTATGGACTGCTGCGTCAACCAATCTGGCCGGTAGCCAAATCCTGCAAACGTCTGGCCGTATCATCACGGCAAAGCGCGTTCGCGGGCAGAACCTTATTCTGACTGACATCGACGCGCACGTCGGCACATATGTCGGCCAACCTTTCGTTTACCAGTTTGAAATTGCAGGCCGTGCGTGCGGCGCTGCGTCTGCTAACTGCGTGGCCGTTCTCGACAACATGGCCGTGTGGATGGGGCAGAAGGGCTTCCATATGTATGACGGCTACGTCAAGCCGCTGCCTTGCGAAGTTTACGATTACGTGTTCAACAACATCAACACGAACCAGTTGTCGAAAGTCTACGCGGTAAACAACGCGCAGTATAACGAGGTATGGTGGTTCTACCCATCGGCTGCGTCGAACGAGAATGACAGCTACGTGGTGTGGGATTACGTCGAGAACCACTGGACGATTGGGAACCTTGCCCGCACGGCTGGCACGGACCGCAGCGTCTTCCGCAACCCAATTATGATCGGCACAGACGGTATTATTTACGACCATGAAGTCGGTCTGAACTATGGCGGCCTGTCACCCTACGCTGAAAGCGGTCCGTTCCAGATCGGCCAAGGCGATCAGATTTTGTATGTAAACGAAATGATCCCGGATGAGCGCAACCAAGGTAGCGTCAACGCGACATTCAAGACGCGCTACTATCCGAACGGAGCCGAGACAACCCACGGCCCATACAGCCTAACGAACCCGACATCGGTTCGTTTTAACGGACGCCAGATTAAGATGCGCGTCACGACGACAACGCCGAGCGACTGGCGTGTTGGCGTGCAGCGCCTTAATGGCGTAGCAGGCGGGCGTCGATGAGCCTAAAGCTACCGCCACCTCCGCAGGTATATAACTCAGCCTATGAGGCGCAGCGCAATCGCCTGATCGAGTTGTTTGCAGGGACGACTTATATCAAAGGCCAAGACGTAGGCGTTTACCAACCGGCAAAACTTATCGCGTCGGATGCGTCGTTCATCACAACGGATACGCACACGCCCGAAACAGGAAGCCTATCATGGAACGCCATTGATGGCACGCTTGATCTTGGCATGGAATACGGCGTCATTCAGCAGGTCGGCCAAGAGGTTTATGCCCGCGTAGAAAACATGACTGGCTCGACGCTGCCTAACGGAACGGTTGTCGGCTTCTCCGGTGTTGGCGCAAACAACGTGCTGTCTGTCTCCAAATATCTTGCGAATGGCTCAACGCCTACGCTCTACATCCTTGGCGTTCTAACTCACGAATTGCCGGATAGCGGTGAAGTAGGTTATTGCACCACGTTCGGCCACGTTCGTGGTGTTAACACCAGCGCGTTCAACGTAGGAGACATTCTCTATGCGTCGCCCACAACGGCTGGCGCGTTTACAAACGTCAAGCCAACCGCTCCTGACAACGTGGTTCCTGTTGCTGCCGTATTAAAAGTAGGGACAACGGACGGAGAGATATTTGTCCGGCCAGCTATTGAGCAGCAGTATTATTTCGGTCAGTTTACGCACAATACGACAGTTACTCCTGCCGCTGCAAATACGGCCTACGCGCTGGCATGGGACACGACAGTTATCTCGGAGGGTATTTCGCTTACAGGCAGCCCAACCACGCGCCTGACAGTGGCGCACAGCGGTCTTTACAACTTCGCCGCTCGCATTCAGTTTTCCGCCAACAACTCCAATATGAAGTCGGGTTGGATGTGGCTCAAGAAGAATGGCACAACGAACATCGGGTCAAGTACGGCGGTTGGCACGTTAAAAGATAGCGGTGGTTATACTGTTCTCGCCATTAATGACTTCGTGTCACTTGCGGCAAACGATTATGTTGAATTGTTTTACGCGGTAGACGACACGGGATTGAAGCCGACAACTGTGGCTGCAACAGCATTTGCTCCAGCGGCTCCGACTGCCCACGTTGCGATAACTCAGGTACAACAGTAATGGGCTGTCAATTCTTTTATATTTGTGTTAAGAACGAAGGAATAGGCGGCTAGTCCGCTCGGGGGTTTACATGGCTGAGACGACAACCACTACTACAGCGCAACAACTTAATCCTTTTATTCAGGATATTCTTGCGCGGAACTATCAGGCAGCACGCCAAGTAGCGGCTATCCCGTATCAGGCATACGGTGGCCCCCGGATTGCGCAGTTCCGCCCCGCTGAAGAGCAGGCGTTCCAGACCGCGATCAACGCAGCGACCCAGCAAGTCGGGATGCCGCAGCTTCAGCAGGCTACCCAAGTCGCTCAGCGCGCAGCCGGATATAGCCCGCAGCAATTCCAGCAAGACGTTGCCGGTTTCATGTCTCCGTTCCAATCAAGCGTTGTGGACGCGACGATGGCACGGCTGGCGCAGGCACGGGCCGAACGGGATGCTGCCACCAAGGCGCAGCTTGCGCAGTCGCGGGCGTTCGGCAACGAGCGTCGCGGTGTCTACGAAGCGCAGCTTGCAGCCGAACAAGACCTGAACACGGCGCAGACTTTGGCTAATCTGTATCAGCAGGGCTACGGCCAAGCCGCTGGATTTGCGCAGGCTCTTCCGGGTCAGCAGCTTGCAGGTGCGCGTGATCTTGCGGGTTACGGCAGTCAGGCTCTTACCAACCAGCAGGCATACGCCGCGATGCTTCAAGGCGCAGGCCAAGCTCAGCGCGGCATGGCTCAGCAGAACCTCGACCTCGCTTACCGCGACTTCCTCGAACAACGCGGCTTCCCGCAGCAGCAATTGCAGACGTTGCTTGCGGGTTCGACTGGTTTGCCGTCTCCGCTTACGACGACGCAAACGCAAGTCGCGCCGGGCCAAAGCACATTAAGCAAGATCGGTTCGGCTGCTTCCGCTATCGGCGGCGTTCTCGATCTCTTTAAGTAAGGGCTAAGACATGGCCGCTAATCCAATCGACGTTCTTTTACAGAGCCTGAAGGGCGGTACGAAAACCGCTCTCGATGAAGCTGGTTACGGTGCAGGCCGAGGTGGGTTCGTAGCCCCGGTGGCTCCGATGGCCCCGCAGCTTTCGCCGACAGCCAAGTACATCGCCGATATGCAGGCGCTCATGAGCGGCGGCGTCGGCAAGCTGTCAACCGGCGAGAAGCTGGGTGCGATTGGACAAATCTTGCAGGCCGCAGGTAGCCGTGGCCGTGTTGATCCGGGTGCGGTCATTCAGAACGTGCGTAATCAACAGATGCAGAAGCTGAACGCGCAGTATCAGATTGCGCAGTTGCAGCAGGGTATGCAGGAAGAAGCCGCGCAGAAGGCGGCTATCGAGGAGTATTCGCAGCTTCTTACCGACAGCGAGCGCGCCGCGCTCAAGGGTCTTCCGCTCGCCAAGCGCGCCGACAAGATCGCCGAGATTGCATTCCGCGAGAAGCGCGTGCAGCAAATCTCCCGCGACGCTCAGGGCCGCACCCGCATCATCTACTCGAACGGTGAAGATCAGATTGCTAACTGGTCGCTTCCTCCTAAAACTAAATACGAAAACCTTGGCGACAAGCTGGTCCTTATCAATGAAGACACGGGCGCTCCGGTGCTGGATGAAAACGGCAAGCAGCGCACGCTTGCCGTTAACATGAACCCGTATCAGGCTGCCAACTACGGGCTTGCTCTCAAGCGTGAAGCCCGTATTGCAAGCGGTGGCGGAGAAGGTGGCGGTGGCGAGCCGTCATTCCAAATCCTCAACACTACCGAGGGTTAT